GATGCTGACAATGCGTGGCAGACGGTAGCGACCGCCGACTACACGTCAGACTTGACTGCCGAGCCGGCGCTGATTTGGCCGCTCGAAAGTTGGCCGTCCGACATGGTTGGCGGTGTTGATGGCGTGCGCGTCCAGTATATCGCGGGCTATTCAACCGGCGCAGTTATTCCTCAACCCATTCGTCAATGGCTACTCATGCGCACCGCCGAGCTTTACCGTGACCGCGAGCCGAGTGCGCTTGGTACCAATTTCGCCCACCTTCCGCACGCCGACCGGATGCTTGATGCGTGGAGGGTTTACGCGTGAAGTTTGTTTGCGAAATGGTCGGCGCCGAAGAGCTGAAAGAGAAACTGACCGAGTTGATTCCGCGCGAATCGAAAAATCTCTTGCGCCGCGTAACTCTCGATATGGCCAAAGATCTGCGTGATGAGATTCGCCCGGCGGCACCCGTCGAGACTGGCACCCTACAAAAAGCCATTGTGGCCAAGCGCGATCGTGGGACACGGGAATCAATCGAGGCGTCGGTTACGATCACCAAGGGCAAAAGCGCGACGCATGACGCATGGTATTGGCATTTTATCGAGTTCGGCACCGTATTTCATGCGGCCCAGCCATTCATTATTCCGGCCACCGAGAAATTCCGCGGCAAGTTGCGTGAGATTTTCGAGACCAAGTTTTTCAAGCGGCTCTCGGCGACGGCGTCGAAAGGCACCCAGGTTTGGAAATGACGAGCGCGGCCTACATCCGCACTGGCGCCATGAATCAACGGGCCCTATTACAATCGCGTACCGAAGTTGCCGACGGTGGAGGCGGATCTGCGGTGACGTGGGCCACCGAGCGCAGCGTGTGGTGTGCCATTCGCGAGCGTAATGCAGCCGAGCGCGTGCAGGCCATGCGCGAGCAGTCACAAATCACACACGAGATCTGGACCCGCTACGCCGACGACATCACCGCCGACAAGCGCCTGGTCAATGACGGCGTGGCCTACAATATTCGCGCGGTCATGGACCCCGAGACGGCTCACGAGTTTTTGCGCATCCTCGCTGAGTCGGGAGTTGCAACGTGAGCCTCAAGACGTGGGAACTACAGCAAGCCGTGCTGACACGCCTTGATGGCTATTCGGCGCTCAAGCCCGCGCTGGTAACTGCGGTCTATGATGCGGTTCCCCAAAATGCGGTGTTCCCCTACGTGGTAATCGGTGACGACACGACGATTCCTTTCAACACGCACACCACGGTGGGCGGCGAGCACACGATCACGATTCACGCCTGGAGTCGATACAAGGGCAAGAGCGAAATCAAGCGGATCCAGGAGCAGATCTATGCGGCCTTGAATCGATACGCCCTCAGTGTGAGCGGCGCGACGATGGTCAATTGTGAGCAGGAATACGCCGAATCGTTTTTGGACGAGGATGGCTTAACCAGGCACGGCGTGCAGCGAATGCGCGTTTTGCTAGATGGGTGACACATGAGAATTTTCTTGAAGGCATCGAATCGGGTTGGCGAGGTCGAATACCCTACCGCTGGATTTTACAATGTCAACGAGGATCTCGGGCGTGAATGGATTCGTGGCGGTCTGGCATTGCTCGCCACCGATGACAACAAGATCGCCGATCCCTACACACCAAGCGCCCCTATCGTTGAGCCAGATCCGATTATGGTGGATGCTGGCACCGAACCGAAGAAATCCCGAGGAGGCAGGTAATGGCAGATCCTACAGCTCTCACGAAGGTAACGGCAGCCGCCTATGGACACGGGATTGCCGATGCGGTGTTTCAGGCCATTGACAACACCTGGGACAACACGTTTGCGAACACGGGCAAGACGATCCTGCTCGTCAAGGCCGTCACCGGAAGCTGCAACGTGACGTTCAAATCGATCGGCGCGAGCAAATACAACGAGGGCATCGCCGGAACGCTCACGCCCCTTGGTCCAATCACCCAAGGGAACATCGGCGTCTATGGTCCATTCCCGACTGAACTGTACGGCACCACTGTGCGGGTGGGATATGACACCTCGACAGCGACGGCCGCAGTTGTCAGCCTTGAAGACACACCGATCTAAGGGAGAAACAAAATGGCAGCAGCACCACTCACGGCAGTTATCGCCACAGCGTACGCCAAGGGCGTTGCGAGTGCGGCGTTTCAGGCAGTCCAAGCGGGCGCCGATGGGAACTATTTCGCCAATACCGGCAAGACGCTCTTGCTGGTGACGCGAACTGGCGGGGCCGTCAACCCAACATTCAAGTCCATTGGTCCAAACAAGTACACGATGGGCGTCTCGGCCGCCACGCGCGTGTGTGCCGAGCCGATCGCCGACGGCAAGATAGGCGTCTATGGACCATTTCCAACTGCGATTTACGGCACGACCGTTACGGTAACATTTGATACCGGCACATCAGTGACGGCCGCAGTCGTCGAGCTTGCGGACAATTCGTTCTAAATTTGGAGGACATCATGGCAAAACAACACGGACGTTTTCAAACTTTTTCTTGGAACAGCAACGTGGTCAACGGAATCACCGACGGCTCGATTGATATCTCGCGAGCCAAGATCAAGGTGACCACCCACGATTCCGGCGACGCCGAGACCTATCTACAGGGCCGCCTTGAGGGCACTGTTTCGATCAACGGCAAGTGGGACGAGGCCGACGCCGGTCAATCGGGCCTGTTCGATGATCTGATCGCCGGAACACAGCGAACGGTCTATTTCCGGATGAACACTGGGGCGGGGCTCCATTCGTTCACGGGCACCGCACAGTGCGATAAATTCAACGGCAAGGGCCCGAATGACGATGCGGCAGATTTTAGTGCCGATCTCACATTTAGCGGCGCGGTGGTCGCGGGAGTTCAGTAATGGCTAACGCGCGACGTGGCGAGGTCGACCTCGAGCTGGGCGGCGAGACGTTGGCGTTGGTCTTTGATTTCAATGCCATCGCCGAGCTTGAGGCCAAGTTCGACGACCGGCCCATCAATGAGCTTTTCTCGTCAGAATCAGGCTCGCCGCCGATGCGGGTGATTCGTGAGGCACTAAGGATTGGGCTGGATAAGCGCAATCGTAAGCGGACTTCTAACGAGGTTGGCCGCATGATTGGCGAGGAAATTCAGAAAGACTCAACCGCGCTGGTCCGCATCATCACCGCGATTGCCGAGGGCATTGCAGGAGCCTTTGGAAAGACCGGCGAGACGGCGCCAGAATCAGAAAAAAAGGAGACAGAACCGCCGCGCCCTCAGGTGGCCCCAGAGACTGGCGGGGCCTGATTAGCACAGCTTCGACGGTAGGTCTCAAGCCGTCGGAGTTTTGGTCAATGACGCCGTGGGAATTTCAGTGCGTCATTGATGGCGCAATGGAGCGCCGGCACTATGAGCAGGAGACAGTGGCGACAATGACCGCGAACCTGATCAATGTGCACATCGCGAAGGGGCGCCAGATGCGCCCGGATAATTTCTACCGCCGTCCTAATGCGCCGCCCCCCTTCGCCGACTCAAAGGCATTCACCGAGTACATGAAACGACGCAGGCTTGAGCGCGAGGAGTGATGCCATGGCTCAAGCTATTGGAACACTCGCGGTTCGTCTTGCGGCAATCACTGGCGACTTTTTCAGTGACCTATCGGCGGCGACCAAGCACATAGACAGAGTGGCGGAGTCCGCTAAGACGGCCGGCAAGGCGGCAACCGTGGGTTTTGCCGGCATCACGGCGGTAATCGGTCTGTCGGTCAAGGCGTCGGACGATAATGTGATCTCACTGCTGCGGTTAAATGCGGCCCTCAGGGATGTTGGCGCATCGGCTGGCGCGGGCGATATTGTCAAATACGCCGAGGCCCTGGCCGCCACGGGTGTTGCGAGCAAAGACGCCGTTATGGCTGCATCCACAACCCTGGCCGCACTCCAATTATCTGGTGATGAGATTTTGACCCTCTTGCCCGGATTGGCAGATCTCTCGGTTGCGCTCGGTACCGATATTGCTGGCGCCGCACAACAGGCCGGGCGAGCACTGGCGGGGGGGAGCGACAACCTGCTCAAAATGGGCTTAGTGATGACCAGGGGTCAAAAAGCCGCATGGGAAACAGCCAATCAATACGGACGTGTGGCGATTTTGGCCGACGTGATGAAAGAAAGCGTCGGTGGAGCCGCTCAACAAATGGCCAGCACGGCCACGGCAGGAACAAGCGCGTTTGCCGAAGCAATGGGCGATCTGTCTGAATCGTTTGGCGATATCTTTCGCGAAGATGTTGCCTCGGTATTTCGTGGCATCGCCAATGTTGTACGTAATCTCAAGGACATGTTTGAAGAATTAAGCCCAGCAACGAAGGAAGTCATCAAAGACATTGTATTCGGAACGACTGCTTTTTTTGGCCTAGCGGCTGCAATAACAGCCGTCGTTGCATTTGAGGGGCCCATTGTCGGAATGTTTTCGGCGATAGGGGCGACACTGACGACCGTGCTGTTGCCCGCGCTGGCAGGGATGGCTGCCGGACTCGCGATCGTTGTGGCGGGCTATGAGTTGGCAAGCAAGGCATCGGGGTTGCCGTGGGGATCCGGCATTGCCAGACTCAAGGCCGATATTTCGGCGGTCGGCGCCATGATGAAAGAGATGTTTACGGCGGCACCCCCGACATTGCCGGCTGCGCCCGCCGCCTCTTTGGCGCGAGTGGCGGCAAAGGCACGTGGCGGCAAGGCGCTGGATTTCGGCTCCGGCGGACCATCGGCGTATGATATCGAATACGATCCCAACCAAGCGAGTATGCTCGGCGCCAACATTGACACGTGGTCGGAAAAACAATGGAACAAACAACAACAGAAAACCGCAGACCAAAGTGCGGCATTGCCAGGCATGGCGGGAAACGCCGTGTTGGGTGCCGCCAGTGAGGCAGCATCGGCTGCAGCTTCTGAGACAGCAGCTAAGCTCAATGCTCTAAGCCAATCGTTCGCTGCCGCCGCAGGAAACACCGATGACGCAACGAAAAAAACCGAGTATCTGGCCAAGGCCCAAGAGTATGCGGCCAAGGCCCAACAGGCACAGAACGCGCCCAACGCTGGCTCGGTCTTGCAGGCGGGCGCCCAGGGATTCGCCCAGGGTGGATTCATCGGCGCCATCATCGGCGTCATTGGCTCGCTACTCGGCAAGCTCACTGCCTTTGCTGACCTGATGAAAGAGCTTGACCCGGTAATCGCCGAGGTCATGCAGGTGTTGAATCCCATCGTCAGAATCTTTGCCCAGATTGTGAAATTCTGTACCCGGTTCGTTGATTCTGCCGGAATGCTGGCGGTGGTGGTTGAGGGGCTCGCGTGGGTGCTCGGCAAAATAGCCGACATCGTCGGCGCCGTGTTTGACGGATTGGCAACCGCGTGGAATTGGATTATCGATGCGATCAACGCCGTCATCGGCTGGATGGGCGTCAATCTCAATTCGCTAAAAATCGATATGTCGGACCAGGCTGATGAAGTGGCGCCTGTACTGGATGATCTTGCGAGCGCAACGGAGGACGCGACCCAGGGCGTTGAGGATATGGGCCAGACTGCCCAGAACGTTGCTGAGGCGCTGTCCAATATGCCCGAAGGGTTGAACCTTGCCCTTGCCAAATTCAACGCCAGCAACGCGGGCGGGGGCGCCGGGGGTGCTTACAGTCAGTCCTTCACGACCAATTCGCAGGTGGCGCCCATTAACGTTGAAAAAATCGAAATCGTTGCCAACGACCCGGCCCAGCTCGCCGACCAGCTACGCAGTATCAATAAGTGGAACGATTTTGTCACCGCCGGTTCGACGGCCGCCAACACCGCTCACTCGGGCAAGAAAAAAGTATGAGCTACCTCACCGCAAACGGTTTGGTGTTGCCGATAGCGGCGGATTCGTTGAGGGTCAAACCAATCGATGTTGGTGGCCGTGACCGGCTTTTCTCTGGGGACATGGCTGTCGACGTTCGGTTCCGTAAAAGGCAATTGAATGCCGAACTGGCGATTACCGACTCTGACACGCTGGCTCTGATTCGCACTATCATCAACGGCGAGTTTGATTGTTTTTCTCAATCGACCGGCTACAGCGATAAGGGCGCGGTCCCGACAACGGGATCTCGCGGGGCAACGATTCGATCAACCGGCGCCGACACCTTGTGGATGTCAGATGGTCTTGGCGCCTTGAGGGCTAGTCCGTTCACCTACAAGGCCGGCTATGGCTTCTGGGTCAACCCGGCAGTGCCCAACCTTTTGACCGCAAACCAGTCGAGCGTCGAGACGGACACCACAGGTTTTGCGGCCTACGGTGGCGCCAGCATAAGCCGTGTCGCCGACCGCTATCACGTGTCCACGCATTCGCTTAAGGTTGAGGCTGCGAGTGCCTCGCAGGGTGTCACAATTTCCCGCAACACCAGCGCGTCTGGCTATCACTCGGCGCTGGCCTGCGTCACCGGCAATGCCGGGGTCAAGGTCAAAATCACGCTGGCGAACACCACGCATGCGGCAAATCAAACCGGACGCACGACAACGGTCACCTTGTCGCCCGACAAGTGGACCGCGATTGACGCGCTGGCATGCAACGCATCGAATGCTGCGGACACGCTGGTTATCACCATCCAAACGGTCGACGCTGGCGGTATATTTTATGTCGACAGCGTGTCTCTCTACGCCGGTACAGGCGTTGTGCCATGGGTCGTCGGCGGGAGTTCATCGGCCGCGTGGGCCACGCCAGCCTATGCAATGTCATCGTTTTCACCAACACCCCTAAGTAGTTTGTCCGAGTTCTCGATCATGGGCTGGGTGTGTCCGGCCTATTGTGTTCCCGCCACATACGCTTTTGGGCTGTTGTCGCTGAACACCTACTCTTCGGCCAACCACGCCGTTAAAATCGAAAACGTTGGCACAACCAGAGCTCTCAAGTTGTTCGCTAAAGCCTACGGAACCGAAATCACGATGGAGGGCGCACAGGTGCCCGCCGACGCAGACGGTTGGATGCCGTTTTGCCTGTCGGTAACGGCGAAGGCGCGCACGGGGCTACACCTGGTGAACCTTTACGTCAACAACGTTCTCGATGCCTATGCCGATCCTGCCGTGATGTTTCTCCCTGGCCTTCTGACGTCGCTCATCATGGGTCATTCCGGCGCCGGCATCATAATCGATGGCTGGACCGTCATCAGCCGAGCACTCACCCTCGCGCAATACAACCTGCTCGTGCCTGCAATGACCGCACGCGAATGGTCGCTGGCGCCAATGCTTCGATTTTCGGGCGATGCAATTGCAGGCCTACAACCACCAAGCCCAGACGGCAACGCTTATATGTATGGCCATGGTCAACTCTCTGCGGAGCAGCAGAAGGCGTCAAGGGCGAATGGTGTATGGCGAACCGACTCAGCCTCGGCCGATCTGACGATTGACGAGTATTGACCGATGCGTGCGCTCACCGCCCAACAAACCCAATGGCTTTCGAGTCTGGCGCACGGTGTTTTCACGCGGGTGCGAATCAACTCGGTCGGCCTGGTTTTTGCGTCGGGCACGTTTACCGACCTGACAGCACTGAATGAATATGACTGGGTCAAAAGTGTCTCCATCACTGAGAATATCGACAACCCTGTAGCGGCGGCTCAAATCTCGCTGTGGCGCAACCGTCATCAACTGAGCCTTGCGACGTTCATGCAGGGTTCGGCGTTAAACCTGCCCGCTGGCACCTATTCGCCAATGATCGACATCAGCCGCGGCATTGTTGTCGAGGTGGCAATCACGCCGAGCGGCAACAAGCCCAACGACGACACGGTATGGATTGAAGTATTTCGCGGCTTTGTCGATGAGGTGGAGGCGGGCGGCAGCGCCCCTGCCCTGCAGCTCAATTGCCGCGACCAGGCCTCAATCCTGGTCGACACATGGATTGAGAGCGAAATCTCCTACGGCAGCTCTGCCGGCGATCCGGTTGAAGGTGTTATTCAATCAATTCTTGACGACTACGTGAACAGCCTTGCTCTTTACGATACGGTGACGCTTTACTCCCCCAATGGCACGGTCGGTACGCCGTTCAATGCTGGCGATTCTCCCGCCTTCGGAATCACGCCCTACGTGCAATCGCGCAAGCCGGTGTGGGAGGCGCTTCTCGACCTGGTTAAACTGTTCGGCTGGGATATCCGGTACCGCTGGCACGCCAACACCTCAGCCTACCAACTACAGCTCTATGATCCGCAACGGAGCAAGGTGACGCCGGACGGCACGCTCTACACCAGTGACTACTTCGACGTGACCAAGGTCAATAGTTCTCGCGCCGACATACGAAACGCTATTCGTGTCTCGTATATTTCGCACGACGCGACCGGCCGCCCGGCTGATTTTGTCGCGAGCAACCCGAGTTCAATCAACAGGTACGGGCGCCGGTTCATGCAGATCGCCGAGGGCACAACGTCGCTCATTCAGACCGCGGCGCAAGCAACGGCTCTAGCAACCGCGGTGCTTGACGATCTCATGGAGCCGACCATCATTCAGCAGGTTGACGCCCGCTACAATCCAGCCGTTGAATTATGTGACCTGCTGACCTTGACCGCCAACGGTGTGCACTACGACACCGACCAAACTCAGGCCGTCACGGAAATAAAGCAGGTGCTCGATGGCGACAAACCGCGGACCCAACTCGGCACCCGCGGCAAGCCGGCGAGCGGGTATATGCGGTGGATTGGCTCATCTTCGGATGTCATCGATGTGCCGGTGGGAATCAACACCATCACGCCCGGAAATCTTTACAAGGACACGCAGGATAACGCGAACCTGATACCTAACGGCCAACTTCAGGCTTTGTCGGGAGGACAGACGACCACGCCGCCGGCCGGGTGGGTGACGGCGCCCAAGTGGCCAATCCCTGCGGGCGTCGGCGTGGATCCTCTTGGCACATGGGGCACAGACTGGTTGATGTCTAATACCTACCAGTATAACGGAAACGCAGCGTTAAAATGTCACAGCAATGGAACAACGCGCACCCTGCATTTATATATAGGCGATCCGATTCCTGTCGCCCCCAACGATGTTCTTGGCGCTGATTTGTTCGGGTTGTGGTCGGCAAATCCAACCCACTCAAGTCAAAAGCTGAAATTTATTGGGTTGGACAAAAACAAGGCCAACCCCGGCCTTTTAAATGTCAATTCATTTCCCACGATCGAAGCTCCTGGTGGCGCCGGCGTCTGGTATCATCAACGAGAGTATTTTGATGTGCAAGACATTGGAACCTACCGATACGTTCTGCCGGTCTTGGAATGCTATTTTTACGGCGCCGACGGTACGTTTGACGTTTATTTTGGCAAAGTCGGAGTGTTCAAAGTTCACCAGGTATCGAGACTGTACGGGAGCACGGACAGTTTTGTTTACAATGTTGCCAAAGAGATTACTTTTGCGAATGCGGCTTTAGATATTCCACTCGGCTCAATGAACGCGGACGGCAAAACGTTCACAGCTATTCAGTCCGGGGCCTTTCATGTCGATGCCGGATACGCGATCACGTCTCAGGGTTACTGGCACATTGCCTTGGTGAAAAACGGAGTCACAACTCTGGCTGGCAGATATTTTCTCGGAGCCGCCGCCGGAGAAATCGATCTTCGCATCATGTGGTCGGGCGAGCTTGTTGCTGGCGATTATCTTCGCCTCGTCGGGACGAATTTTTATGGCGGAACTATCGCGGTAATCAACAGCGATCAGACAACGTTTTTCTCGGCAGACCACCGCGACGGAAATCTATGAGGTGACCAATGGGCAAACCGCGAATCGTCAACGTTCCTTTTTATGTCTTTGGCTACGAGGGTTTGACGCTTTACCCTTGGGTTTTCTTGTTCAAAAACAGCTATGGCCCAGAGGAACGCGCAATTGCGGTAGTGCACGAGTCATCGCACTGGGAAGATCAGCGTGCGTGGTACCGCAAGGCGTGGGTTTTTGGCCTTCTGGCATGGTGGCTCTGTTATGAATTCGCGCTGCCTATTGGCTGCAATCCGCTCCGAAGGGCAACGGAGACTCGCGCCTATCAGGTCAGCGAGCATTTGAGCGTCGAAAAAATCAGCGCCGAGATTTTGCCGCACGCGCCTTTCTGGCTGTGGTGGTGACGCACCAAGCGCACCTTGGCTGGTAGGATTTATCGACCCCTGTCACAGTCCCGAGTGTGAGCTTTTTTGATTCGCTTCAACCGCTTGCTCGTGACAACCCGGCCGTCGTGACGTGCCTCTTTATCTCGGCGTGCGCGCTCGCCGTGGCGTTGGCGTCGCGGCTAGGACTCCTCTCATGACCAAGACCGTCACCATCCTCGTCTGCGTCGGCACCGCCGCGGGGCTCATCGCGTGGGACCTCTATGTCGGCACCAACAACATCAAGGGCGACACCATCTCCGAGGTGATCTGGAGCGTGGCCTCCCAGCACCCGCTCGTGCCGTTCCTCTGTGGCCTGGTAGCCGGCCACCTGTTTTGGAGGTCGTAATGCTGGGACTCCATTTCTCCGACTCGGCTTTCGGCGCCGGCTGCGTCTCACGACGCATCCAGAATTTTGTCAACTACCCCGACAAGTCTCCGTTGGGAGCCATCGCCTACCTGCCCACGGCAGCGGCGTTTTCCGTCGCGTCCGGCGCGGCCAAGGAGCTGCACGCTTGTGCCGCGAATGCGCTGGCTTGCAAGCTCGGCGACCAGGATTCGCGCGAGGTCACGTACACCGTGTTTCCGAGCGACCGCCCCGAGCTGTGGGTGCGGTTCACGTTGCGCGACTGCGCCAAGGTGGACCCGGTGCGCGACGGCGACGCGGTGACCTACCGCAACGCGCTCGACGGCGTGGACGTGCGGCTGCAGGTCGCGCCGGGGCGCATCAAGGAGACGGTGATCGTCAACAACGCCAAGGCTACGCCGCTGCGCTGGCAGGTCGAGATGGCCGAGGGGCTGACTATGGCCGTGCGCGACGACATCGCCGTGTGGTGGTGCAAGGACGAGCGCGTCATGGAGACGCGCGCGCCGTGGGGCCAGGACGCGAGCAAGACCGCGCCGACCATCGACGGCAAGCAGCGGTTGCGGGCGACGCTGGCCGAGGACCACGGCGACCTCGTGCTGACGCTTTTGGATCTGGACAAGGCGACGCTGCCGGCCGAGTACGACCCGACGGTGATGATTAGCGGGACGAGCGCGATCGCTACAGCTCGCATCATAACGGGGAGCGGCTACGATAATCTTAATGGGGGTGGATGCGACGACCTTGTTTCGTATCACGGGGGTGGTATCTACGAAAACAATCTCATAAATTGGAACAAGAGTCTGATTCCAACTGGCACTATCACGGGATTTTCCTATTTCGTTTACGGGTCCAACGGCGGGACCGTGTACGTCTATGCTATAGTTGACGGCAATACGTGGGTGCGTGGGACCAGCATTTTCGGCGCGTCTCAGGCGGGGGCTTGTTGTGGGGCGTACGCGAAATACGACACACAGGCATGGGCGGGTGGTGTAGGTTCGTGTTGTACTGTCTCCGGGGTAGATTTTATAGCTGACGCCTCGCCCCCCGCTTTGACAGTGGCGGTTGGAAGTGCAACAAGCGTGGCACTGAAAACTGCCTGGGTCAACCAGCTTAATGGCGTATGTGTTTTTTCGTCTGTGGCCAGTTTTATCCGTTGGTATACCGCCCTATATGACGCGCCGTACGGCCATTACTTCACCATCGACTACACCGTGGGCGGCCTCCCGCTCTCACTCATAGGAGCCGTCGAATGATTCTCAAAGCTGGCACCGCTTCCGATATCACACTGCCCGTGGCGCTGCTCGCCGGCACCGGGCTCAAGCTCGCGGGCTCGATCTACGTCCTCATCTACGACCAGGCGCAGAACAAGTATTTCAGCACAGACGGCGGCGGGACCTGGGAGGCGCGGGCGAACGCGACGTTCCCGGTCGCGACGCTCATCACCGGCGGCGAGCTGTACTACTACCTGATACCGGCCAGCGTTAGCCTGGGCCTCGCGGACCACACGCGCCTCTCGCTGGTGCTGGTCGATAGCACGACGCCGGCCAGCGTGCTGGCGATGTCTCCGACCGTGCTGCTTGAGGTGCTGACCGACTGGCCGGCCGAGATAGGCGCGGCGATGGCAGTACCTACCGACCAGGCTGTCAACGTTACCAAGTGGGACGGCCACGCGGTCATTGCACACACGGTCGAAGGTGCGCCGGTAGTCACAGTCAAAGTAGGAACAGGCGCAGCAACGGGGGAGATTAACGTTGCGAGTGGGGTAGTA